ATGATTGGGTGTGTAATTTTGACTTGAATAGTCTATATCCACACCTTATTATGCAATATAATATCTCCCCTGAGACACTTATAGACGAGAGACATCCACAGGTATCAGTAGAGAAGATTCTTAACAAGGATTTTGTAGCACATAAGGAGTATGCAGTCTGTGCTAACGGTGCTCAGTATCGTAAAGACATACATGGATTCCTCCCTAAGATAATGCAGAAGATATATGATGAGAGAAAGATATTTAAGAAGAAAATGATTGCCTGCAAACAGAAGTTTGAGGAGACAGGTAACACTAGTCTATTGAATGATATATCCACATATAATAACATTCAAATGGCAAGGAAGATACAACTTAATAGTGCCTATGGTGCTATTGGAAACCAGTACTTCCGTTACTACAACTTGGCAAACGCTGAGGCGATTACTTTGTCTGGTCAAGTCTCTATCCGTTGGATAGAGAATGAGATTAACAAGTTTCTAAATAAATTGTTAAGCACCGAAGGTAAGGATTATGTTATTGCTAGTGATACCGATTCCATTTATTTGCATATGGGTCCTCTGGTTGAAAAAGTATTCAAGGACAGAGAGAAAGGCGATAAGGACGTTGTTAGGTTCCTTACGAAGGTGTGTGACGTGGAATTTGAAAAGTATATTCAAAATTCTTACGAAGAATTGGCAACCTATGTAAATGCCTACGAGCAGAAGATGTTTATGAAGAGAGAAAACATCGCTAATCGTGGTCTATGGACAGCAAAGAAGAGATATATTTTAAACGTATGGGACAGTGAGGGTGTCTTGTATAATGAGCCTACCCTAAAGATCATGGGTATTGAAGCAGTTAAGTCTTCAACACCATCATCATGTCGTGGTGCCCTTAGGGATGTCCTTAAACTCATGATGAATACAGATGAGAAGGAGGTGCAGCGTTTTGTCAAACAGTTTGAGAAAAAGTTTAAGTCACTACCTACAGATGAGATTGCATTTCCTAGGTCATGCAACAACTTACAAAAATATCACCACCCTAAGAAGTTGTATGGAGCACATTGCCCCATTCATGTCCGAGGTGTGCTATTATATAATAACTCTATCAAAGAGCAGAAACTTACACACAAGTATCCCCTCGTAAAGGAGGGTGAAAAGATCAAGTATGTCTTCCTTAAGACACCTAATAAACTTGGTCGTCATGGGGAGAAGGGTGACTTCCAAAACGTCATCTCTTTCTTTAGGACTCTACCTCCCGAGTTTAAACTCGAGGATTATATTGATTATGATATGCAATTTAATAAAGCATTTCTTGATCCACTTACCGTTATCCTTGATCAGATCGGATGGTCTGCAAGGAGACGTGCAACACTAGAAGCAATGTTTGGTTAATTATGACAAGTAGTTTTTTTACTGAAATCGTAAAGGAGATTGATAATGAATATGCAGCAGTTGCCAGTGATGGTATCTCTGCAGGTGACATTACTCAGTATGTTGATACTGGATCTTATATACTCAATGGTTTATTGAGTGGCAGTATCTTTGGTGGTCTACCTTCTAATAAGATCACAGCACTAGCAGGTGAAAGCAGCACAGGTAAAACATTCTTTGCCTTGAGTGTTGTCCGTCACTTCCTAGAGACTGACCCTGATGCAGGTGTCATCTATTTTGAGTCTGAATCTGCTATCAGTAAGCAAATGATTGAGTCTCGTGGTATTGACTCTAAACGTATGATCATTGTCCCTGTTACAACAGTGCAAGAGTTTCGTACACAGGCAGTCAAGATTGTAGATAAATATCTGAAGCAAAAAGATGATCGCAAACCTCTTATGTTTGTGTTAGATTCTTTAGGTATGCTATCTACCTCAAAAGAGATTGAGGATACTGAAGCAGGTAAAGAAACTCGTGACATGACAAGAGCACAGATATTAAAAGGTGCCTTTAGGGTGTTGACATTAAAGTTAGGTCTTGCTAATGTACCTATGATCGTGACGAATCATACTTATGACGTCGTTGGATCATATATCCCCACAAAAGAAATGGGTGGTGGTAGTGGACTAAAGTATGCTGCTTCAACTATAGTATATCTTTCTAAAAAGAAAGAGAAAGACGGCACTGATGTCGTTGGAAATATTATTAAAGTCAAGGCAGCAAAGTCAAGACTTACTAAAGAAAATACACAAGTAGAAACTAGGTTATTTTATGACGAACGAGGTCTTGACAAATATTACGGACTACTGGAGTTGGGTGAAAAGTATGGAGTCTTCGAGCGGGTTGGGAATCGTTATCGCATTGGCGAGTCTAACGTATATCCTAAATCAATCCTTGCCGATCCAGAAAAGTATTTCACCAAAGAAATAATGCAAGCACTAGACGAGAGTGCACAAAAAGAATTCAAGTATGGAGAGTAATCTAAAGGACTTTATCAGAGTATATGACAATGTGCTCGACCCAAACGTATGTAAGAATGCTATCAAACTCTTTGAAGAGAATGAAGGAGCACAAGATCGTTGGGAGCAGTCACATAAACCTCAATTCACACAGATGAATGTCACCCTTCTCGCTGAGAAGGAGGGCAACCAACCATGGGGTGTCATACAAAATGAATTAATAAAGTCTATTCAATCAACATCTGAATCATACATGCGTGATACAGCATGCTCACCATTCTGGCCACCCAAGAATAGTATTGAGCAGATCCGTATGAAAAAGTATTCGGTTGACACTGAAGATCGATTTGATATTCACATTGATGTGGGTGACTATGCTACAGCACGTCGCTTCCTTGTTATGTTTTTCTATCTTAATACTGTAGAAGAGGGAGGTGAAACATCATTCCCTAATCTAGAGATGAAGATCAAACCTAAACAGGGTAGTGTGTTATGCTTCCCTCCTCTATGGATGTATCCTCATCTCGGTGAGCAACCTATTAGTAATGACAAGTACATTATAGGCACCTACTTACACTATCAATAATGCCAGGTATAGAAGAAATTGTAATTAGTAATCTGATTCTTAATGCAGATTACATGAGAAAGGTCTTACCTTTTATTAAGGAAGAATACTTTGAAGATATATCACAAAAGGTGGTATTCAATGAGGTATCTACCTTCATCTCTGACTACGACAACATTCCCGAGCCTAATGCTATCGCTCTAGAAGTTGAGAAACGTAAAGATTTAACAGAGGATGCTGTCAATACGGTGTTAGATATACTTAGAGGACTAGATAAGACAGAATACAACGAAGAATGGTTACTTGATACCACAGAGAAGTGGTGTAAAGAGAGAGCGATTTACAATGCTCTTATGGAGTCCGTCCAAATTGCTGACGGTCAAGATAAGACTCGCAATCAAGAAGCAATTCCAACTATCATGTCGGATGCACTTAGTGTTTGTTTTGATGACCACGTTGGACACGATTACATTGAGGATTCAGAGTCAAGATATGACTTTTATCACAGAAAAGAAGAGAAGATTCCGTTTGATCTCGAGTTTCTTAACAAAATCACTAAAGGTGGTTTACCTAATAAGACTCTTAATATCGCACTTGCTGGTACTGGTGTCGGGAAGTCTCTATTCATGTGCCACATGGGTAGTGCCTCGCTCTTGCAAGGCAGAAACGTACTCTACATTACACTTGAAATGGCAGAGGAGAAAATTGCTGAGCGAATTGA